CTTTAAAGCCATAGTCAAGAAGGTACTGCTATAAATAGTTAGCTAATGAGCGATTAAACACTCCCTCAAAAAACCATCCATAGGAATGAAACTTGCCTGTGCGATGTTGGTAGCACTTTGAAGGATAGGTAACATATTTCTCTGGGCCCGTTCCGTTTCTCATGCCACCATGCCCGGCATCAAGGCATATTAAAAATTCATTTGCTTTCATATTTTATATTTTTAAGGGGAGAAGAAATTAATCAACTCCCCTCGGCACTAAGGTAGCGATTCTGTCTGCGCCTATAACTTAAACCCGATGAGCGAAAAAGCTGCGGAAATTATAGAAAATTTGGGCGGTAAACTAACCGAAATCTCTTTCCCAGCACATTCACGGCTTGTTTCCTTTATTTTATCCCAAATGATTTGAGCCAGTTGAATGTATTGTTTCCATGTGAACTTGACTTTATTGCCCTCCATAAAAACGTTTACCTCTCCGGCAAGTTCCGCAATGTTCATTGAATAACAAGCAATGTCACCTATGGGACTTTTGATTGTGTCTGCGCTTTTTAAAACCTCTTTTAAATTAGTCTGCATAATTATTTGTTTTTAACGTCTGAAAAATCTTGTTATTAATGTCCCTAATTCAACGCCAGTAATCCGCTTGATGTTCTCCGCTACGCTAAATAATTCTGTTGCAGAAATCATCATTGCCACCATGTAGGTTATTGGAAATGGGATTGAAAAGGTATTTTTTGCACCTTCAAAAATAAGAATGGCTACAAAGTAGATTACTATTTTTTCAGTAGTACGATAAAGTCCTTTACTGGTTATAATTTGATTTTGCCTCTTTGATGCCTTGATGCCCGTGATTGTGTCCGCAAAAACAACGGCAACCGTAAACAGCAGAAAGCCCTTAATAGGTATAAAGAAAGAGGCAATAAAGCCGCAGCAGAGGGAGAAGGCAATGAACTCGTAGCCTTGGTAAAAAAGTTTTAGTATTATTGATTTCATATTATTTTAATTTATTTGGGTTTGTATCCAATTTGTACCATCGCTTACTAATGTACAAAATTGACTTCCACTTGTACCTGTTAAAATTATAGTGGTTGTCGCACCAGCATGACTTACATCTATTGCTATAATATTAGATGATGCTGATAATACTACACCAGCAGCACTATTTCTTATATGTATTTCCTTTCCAGGATAAGTTGCAGCACTTGGCAAAGTAATAGTAAAATTACTTGTTTGATGAATATTTAACCATGTAGTTGCTATACCTAAAGTTATAGATGTGCTTGTTGTATTAACAACATTTCTTTCAAGCGATGTAGCTTTTATTGCAGCTCCAAAAGTACCTTTTAAATCTACATTTAATGTACCATCAACCTCCATGTTGCCATTTGTAGTTAAATTGTCATTAAAAGTTTTTGCACCTCCAAATTGTTGAGATGTAGTAGTAACTACTCCAGAAGTTGATGTACCATTGGCAGCTGAAATAGATATTTGAGGAGTTGTGGTAGAGTTTATAACACTTAATGGAGATGTAGTTGTAACGCTTGTAACCGTTCCAGATCCTCCACTATATTGCGGTATATTTAATGTTGCACCAACTAAAGTAGCAGCTCCGCTTGTTCCAGTAGTAGTTAATGTAATAGCGTTTTGTTTGCTATTAAAGGTTGTCCAATCAGTTGATGATAAATAACCATTTGCAACACTTGTAGCAACTGGTATAGATATTGTTCTATCGCCAGCTAAACTACCTCCTCCTGTTAAAGGTGCTTGAGGTGTTATTGTAGTAGCTATATTTGGTACTTGTAAATTAGTTCTTGCTTGGCTAATTGTTGTTGCCGCAGTACCTCCGTTTGCAATAGGCAAAGCAGAACCACTTAATGATACCGCTAATGTACCGCTTGAAGTTACAGGACTGCCAGATACGGAAAGAAATGTAGGTACAGTCATTGCTACGCTTGTAACTGTGCCATTTCCTTTGCCATTAAAAGTAGTCCAATCTGTACTTGATAAAAATCCATTTACACTTCCACTTGCTTGTGTAATAGAAAATGTTCTATTTGCAGATAAATCACCTCCTCCTTGCAGTGGTGCAGTTGTAGATATTGACCTTGTTAAAGGTGTGTAAGTCGAAGCTGCAACACCTGTACGCAAATAATTTGTCAACATACTTGCCGTGTCACTCACCAACAAGGCAGCTGTTGTATCTCTCCATAATCCACCAGAATAATATAAACTTGATTTTTCACCTGGTGAAGAAATTGCAAGATCATGAAGCTCATGCAATGCGTAACCAGAAGCTACTCTTATTGATATTGTGCCATTGTTTACATGAGAATTTATACAAAAGCCGATAGGCATATCAATGTTAGGAGCAACTGGTTCAACATCTGTCCAAACACCTGCAGTCGTTGGAGATGGGTAAAGGATTGCGCCAGCCGCAAAGGTATCGGTGTTAACTTGCCTTATTTTACCAAAGGAAATAACGTAACCATCCTCACCGTTCGATAAGTCATGAGCCGTTATTCCCAATAAATATTTAGCGTCAATACTACCATTCGCAATAAACTTTGCAACTGTTATTCTTCCACTTGCGCCAACCGTGCCATTAGCATACACGATGCTGCCTTTTGTAATAGTTGAGCCTGTTTGATTTTTGACAAGCCAAAAGTTTTTAAATCCTAATTCATTGGGCACATTATCATTTAAACCAAGAACAACTGTTGCTAAATCAGAATCCCAGCGCATTTTAGCCGTATCCACGTTGTTGGTAGGTACACCTACATTAAAAAACAATGAATCAACAGGCTGTGAAAAATTGTTGTTTACAATGACCGTATCGCTATTATTAAACTTCCATCCTCCTTTAGTCTTAATATAGCTAAACAAGACATTGTTAACTGTGTCAAATAAATGGTAGGCATTATTTAAACTGCTTGGTTTTAAAGCCATTGTATCGTTTGACCTTCCCCTAAAAACAAGACCATCGCCCGTAGTCTGATAACCAAGTCTCTGTTTGTTCCCCGTTGCTGGATACTGGGCAAAGGCAATGGTGCAGGAAAGGAGGAGGAGAAAGGATAGCGTTTCTCTCTTTTTTGGAATCTTAATTTTGTTTATCATTTTACCTATGTATTTTCTTCCTAAACCAAGTGCCAGCTCTTGCACTAAAACACCTGCAACGCGCCCAATGGCTTTTAAAAACTTTCTTTCTTTCTTAGGTGTAGGTATTTGTTCCATTAGTTTATATTTATTGCAAATACAATGTAATTACTTCCATCGTAATGTGTGTTAGAATCTATGGTAATAGTAGCAGGTAGTGTAATAGAATATTGACTATCGACTAATTTCTGACCATTCTGGTAAACATGGATAGCTGCTAATAAATTAGTTGTCGGCAACTTGCCGCTATTTTGTGTCCAGGTTAATATAGCAGATGTTGTATCAAGAAACTCTTGATTAAAAATAGATACATTACTGCCGTTAACAGTTACATTGTTTATTGTTTCAGTTACATTGCTACTTACAACTCCTCCACTCCCAGCGTTATTAGGAATGTTATTAAAGTCGTTTGGCTTAGATAAAATTACTCTCTCTGTAAAACTGGGCATTAGTATTCTATTTTATAAAAATCACCATTCCAAATATCAGTGTTAAGGTCATAACTACCTCTTTCAAAAACGTAATAACCAGAAGAATATTCTATTGATAAATGTGGTAGGTAAGGCTGGTCTAAACTAAGATTCTGGAATGGCATATCAACCATGCGCAGCCTTGGTGTTAACTGACCTTTAATAACCTCATTAATCAATAACTGACTAATCGGTTTAGCCGTTCCTACATTGCCAAACTTCCAACCATCACTTACTATATATTCTCCGCTTGCATTTAGCACTCTTAATGCGCCAGTCGTAGTCGCAGAAGGCCCATCTCCTAAATAGGTATCAACATCATAACTCACACTTGACTTATCGTCATTATCGTTACCAAATTCCTTTATATCTGCCTGACCTTGCAGTGTGCCATCCGGAATAAATTCTAAATAATTATTAGTCAAATAATATTCAATCGTGTAATCTGCTTTTATATCTGTGCCTGCCTCATCCCTTACCTCTTTCAATCGCATCTCCCAAATATATTCTCCTGTCTCTGGTATTGCTAAAGTATCAAATGAAATAGTTTTATTTATAATTTCTGTACCATCTTGTGTAATTACATCTGTGTTAAATTCCCATTCATAAAAAGATGATTCCCAAGTTGCAGCAGTTAGTTGAAAATTAAAACCATTTGTAAAAGTTATATTTCTCTTTAAGTATTTATTTTCCTTTTTTACTTGCAATCCTGTTATCGTTGCAGTAACTTTTGGAGTTGATACAGAATCTAAAATAAATTTTTGTGTAGATGTAGTAAATATTTTATATTCATAATCTCCAGATGATGTTATTGTTTTAGTAACTCCACCTAAACGCAAACGTAATTCTCCGCTCGTTAAATCTACTTTTATTTTAACGTAGTAATATTTACCACTAACAATGTTTTCCGGATTATACTGCGCAGTGCCACTTGCTGCAGAGGCAAACAATGTGCCGCTTAATTCTGTCCAACCGCTACCAAATGTCCAGTCACTCGGATTAAATGTTTGTAATGGTATAGCATCAATAATAGATGCAACCTTTACGGCATAGACAAACATATGCGGAACAAAGCCAGGTCCTGCAGTGCTAAGTGAACGCTGATATAAAATTCCTGTGTATGATAACTTTGCCTCTGGACTTGTTGCGTCTAAGGTGCCTGTTAGAACCGTTGCGCCATCGTTATTTGTTTGATAATTATATACAATGCCTGCCATTAAATTACGCTTTGCATTGTGATTATATCTTAGTATAGTATTTTTTAAAGCTGAGTAATAAGACCATCTACCACCAGATAATCTTAATAATTTACTTGTACTTAAATCGCTTTGTAAATTTAATAAAGTAAAATCATCTGTAAATGTTCCACTTACTTGATTGCCTAATGCTTTATACTTAAAGTATCTGTGTGTTTTTGGAGAATTATTATATTCATTGACTTGAATAAACCAGTATTGTGATCCGCTAAATATTAACCTTGCACCTAATGCTTGGCAAATAATATTAAGCACATCATAGCAACTTTTATAAATGTAATTACCTTTTGTATCTGTATGGTAAAATGCTCTGTGTTGTATTGCAGTCCTTAAAGCAAAATCATTATTAGCAGAATAAGTTATACTATCCTCATGCCAGTTAAATATCGTATGTAAAACTGGCAAATCATTTGCCACAAGTTCACTCTGTACAAAATCTAACTGATTAAGACAGTTCAAAATATGTTGTATTACTGTATCTTGACCAAGATAAGGCCCTACTTCACTTTTGTATAATAATGTCTTTAACCATCCAATACCATCAATCGCCTGGATGCTTGCAACAAAACCAAGTTCAACCGGTACATCTTCAAACTCAATTAAATCTGTAACGATATAACCATACCAATTATAAGCAATGGTTGTGTTATCTGCTTTGTATGCGCTTACTTGAATGGTAAATCTACCTTCAACCGCCAGTCCTATATCAGTCATTAATGTTTGTAATGCCTGACTATTTATAAGTAATTGTAATGTAAATTTTGAGCCAATAATAGGAGTAAACCTTTCCTCTCCTTGTTTACTTTGTGAATCATATTGCAATGCAATATTTGTCGTATCAAAAGTACCGACTGAGCCAGAGAAATTAGCATCTTTTATAGATACAATTATCTTTCTTTTCTTTTCGTTATATACAGTCGTTTGATACCTTACCGCCATTATTGTACTCTGTTTAAAGTCTTTTGTGAACGATTTAATAAAATAATTAAATCATTTCCACTT